TTCTTGTACTTCACCTTGAGACTTTAATAATTTTTGTGGCATACCAACAATGTCGGCAACGTGCTTAACTAAATTATCAAAATTTACATAGTCAAATACAGGAGCTACATTAGCTAAACTTCCAAGTATTTCAACAGCTCTTATAATAGATTGAAGTTCTGTGGATTTCTGTGCCTTTGCTAAAGGAGAAACATATTCAATATCTATATTAACACCGGATAAAGATTCTGGTGGTGGAGCAAACTGGTTGTTTCTTAATAGAATATTAAATACTCTATCAATAAGGGGTTGTAATAATTCTGATTGTAATCTTCCTAATACAGGTCCTAACAATCTCATCTTCTCTTCATTACGTTGAATAACTTCTGTTGCTGTCATTTGTGGACCATCTTGCATCATTAATTGATTCACGTAAAACACACCTCTGATAGCATTTCTTCTTTGCTCTTCCATATTTAAACCTAATGGATTATTTGCACCAATGTTTAATGGTTCAATTTTATCTCTTGTACCACTTCTATAAAAATTTAATCCACCCGGTACAGTTCTAACTGGTAATAAGAAACCATCATCTGGAACTAATAAAGGTGGGTCTACTTGTTTCTGTGCAGCTTTAATTGTTACTTTACACATTTCATTTAACATCTTAACATCTGGTAAAGCTGTCATTGCTGGACTTCTACCATACACTTCATGTGATGCTTTTAAATATCTAGGAACTACAAAAGGAAACTCTTTAAATCCAGATACTGATAATTCATTTCCGCCTTTGTATTCAAAATAAATAGATTCAAAAGGCATATTCTTTTTATCTTGTTTCTTAGGATTAAAATCATTTCTTGGATAGACAGCATGAATAATATCTATCTCTTCGTAAGGATTTTTAGTTGCCATCAATTTAACATCTTGAGAAACATTGTCGCCAAATTTTTGCACTAATGCTCTAGCTGTCATGTGAAATTTTCTAAAGATAGTATCTATTTTTCCTTTATCACTTTCAGCTATATAAACTTCATCTATGTGTCTTGTAGAAAATTTTATTAAATCATCATTATCTTCTTCGATAAACATTGCTGCTGTACCAAAAGTAATAAGATCGTGATACAATTCAAAAATTTCTTGTTGAAAGTTTGATCTATTAAATGCTTTGTACATAACTTCAGTAGCTTCTTCTAACCAAAGTTTAGCTTCATCATCACCCATATCTTCCATTTGTTTAAATCTTAAAGTAAACCAAGGTGTAGATGGATTTGTAAGCATACCATGTAAAGATGATGCTAATAATTCTAATGCTTGTAATGGAGAAGAATCAAAAATTCTTTCCATTCTTTTATCACCTCTTGATCTTTTTTTAGTGATGTCTGCTTTTCTTGGTAACATATAATCAGCAACTTCTTGCCAATGTGTTTCCCAGTTTTGTCGTCTGCCAGATAGTCTGTCAAATCTTGAAATTAATTTTGATGTTAGTTCTGTTTTCATTATGCTCTTCCTAGTAAAGATTTAGTTCCTAAAACTGCATTACTATTATTACGAACTCCTCTTGAACTTGTTAATATTGTCATTGATCTACCTTTAGCTTTTGTTTTTCTTGAATCATAAGTTACGTCTGCTGCATTGCTTTGAGAAACTTCTGCTGATGATGGAGCAGTAACTATTGTTCCACCTACATTAGTTGCAACTTGAGTTGGTGCTGTATCGTTACCACCATCTCCGCCACTCATATTATTATTATTTCTTGATCCTGTAGTTAATCCTTCTGCATATAAACCTGTTGGATCATTTGTTTTTGATCTAGGATTATTTTTTTCATTATATCTTCCCACAGCTCTAATTCCTGCACCTATCATACCGCCGCCTTTAACATAATTAACTGTAGATGAAACAGCTCTTTGTACTACATTTTGTTTTGGTGGTCCGCCACTTCCGCCAGTTGAAGAACCTGCACCCGCACTTGATCCACCCATGTTATGCGTCTCCTAACAAAGTTTTTTCTGCCTTTGCTGCCGCTTCAGCTTCTGGTGTTAACGATCCAGTTAATATTGTAGATTTTCTACCACGTCTTTTTCTTTCTACTGCTGCTCTCTCTTGTGCTAGTCTTTCTTTTTCTTCAGCAGAAACTGTTGGTTCTGGTATTTCTGGTGCTGGTTGAACCGGTGGTAATGCTGGCATTTTTGGCGATAGTATTGAACCCATATTTAATTCCTATATAATTTGGTAACTGTTATCTGCTACCTCTTGTGGAGCAGTTTGTCCAGTTTTAATTTCTTCTAAGCCAACACTTAAGTATCTCATTGCATCACAAGCATGAGATGACCAATCGTGACGCATCTATTAACTTTTTGCAATGGTCTGTGTCTATCCAACATTTAGGTAAGGTCATTGTCGTTGCGTGTATGCCATCTTCTAATGGTAGTTTTGGAACAACCTTAAATCTTATTCCTAATTGATAGGCGACCTCTCTCCTCGTTTTACCATTACCAAATTCTGTAACTTCGATGTCGTGTGGTGCATAATGATTTTTATAAACATAATCTTTTTGTTTTAATAGCTGTATGTAGTGCGGTAATCCCTGTCCACGTTCTTCATGGTAGTCTATAATATTAATGGCTCTACCTATTTGTTGAAAGAATATAATACTACTATGATCTGCCACTCCTAAATCCCAAGCTGTAGAGACCGGTAAACTAGGGTCGTAGGGTACTCTAGTTAATTGTTTGTTATCTTCCATCTTAGTAAGTGCATCATTATAGATTGCACCTTCTATGTTAGCTATCCAATCACATTCAAACTCTTGTTGGTACTTCTTATCTCCCATTACTTCTTTTGCCTTGACCAACTCTTCTGGGTCTACAATTTTTGTATCAGATGCTTTAGCTATATAGTTAAACCAATCATCCGCACCTTGTGCGTGTTGGTATAGTTCGTAAAAGTTATTGTTCATTCCTTGTGGTGTGCCTATAAAGACACAGTATCCTTTTCTGTCAGATAGTGCTGGTCTAATTATTTCTGGAAACAACTTGCTATGGACATTTGCATACTCATCTATTACACATCCATCTAGGTAGATACCCCTTAACCCGTCAGAGTTTTCTGCACCAAGTAAGGTTATCCTTGCACCATTGGGAAGGTCTACCCTTAACTCTGTTTCATTAAACTTAGTGTAAGGTATCTTGGCAGTAAACTGTTTCATATAATCCCAAGCAATAGATTTACTTTGTTTAAAGGTTGGCGAGATATATGCGTATCGAGGATTTTTTTGTTTAGATAGTAAGGCAGATCGTATCAAGTGGTTAATCATACATACTGTTTTGCCGAACCTTCTATGACAAACCAATACAGACCATCTGTTTTTAGAAATTTTGTTGTGCAAAAAGGCTTGGTGTTTTCTAGGGGTGTAAGGTATTTTAATATCCATATCTAGTGTATTAGTTTGCTAGGCATACTATAGCCAGTAGTGTTGTAATCAAAGTTTAATAAGGTCATTGTGTAGTGTGCAAAGGTCTCTGCGGTTTCTTCGTCATCAAAACCATATATCTTAATTGTTACACTTTGGTCTTTTTTGCTAACGAATACGACTGAAGTTAAATCATCTTGTATGTAATCCCACATATAATACTACATATAGTAATTGCAAAAAAAATTATACTATAAAGGTTTCTATATTAGGGTGTGGGTTACTTTAGAAGCTGTCTGTGTGTCTGTTTGAAAATCCGGAGTATATATATATAAAAAAAGTGTGGCGTCTGCTGGGGTGTACCCCCCTCTTATAAAGTCAAATTCCTACAATTTACAGGCACAAAACTTCTGATAACGATTAATTATCACCGGTTACTATCACTAACAAATATTTATCATTATCCCAAGGTGGTTAATGCCATAAGCCGTACACATACGCATTGAAAAAAAGTTTGTTGATTGTATATGGATACCAACTTTACTATTCAACTTCTTTAATCTTAACTAACTTAATCAACTCATGATTTTTTTTATTGGTGTATTTTATTTGAACTAATCTATTCTTATATTTAATTGATAGCTGCTTTAATAATTTTTTATAGCTCATACAATTAATTGTTTCTTGGTTTCCTTGCTGATCCTTTATTAAATAAGTATATCTCATAGTGTTGTATATTTATCACAGTTGCATTTATATCACACTAATATCTTTGACCCATTTTGAACTTATTATTTTATTGACTTATAATTAAATATAACCATAATGGTTAATATGAAAACAAAAACAATAACTCCGTCTTATGTTATTAAATATTTTAGTGAGCCTTATAATAATAAACCAACTCCTAAAAATGTTTTAAAATGGTTAAGACGAAATAAAAAACAACAAAGGGGAAACAATGACTAAAAAACAAATGATGTATAATAAAATACAAAAGCATGGCGACAATCTAAAAGCTATTTTTAACCTAGATATTGACAGTGTTAAACTATGCAAACAACTATTGAGGTTAGAAAATAAAGCTCATAGATTAGCCGAAAACTATTGTAATGGTATTACTGAAAATATTGAGAGTGAAACCGATAAAATAATTGACAAAGTTAAAAAGATTTTAAACACCAATGAAG